CATGAAGGTGATCCCCGGCCCCGACGGCTGGCCGGAGGCGTTCGAGTATTCGGCCGCCGGGCGCTCGGTGCGCTTTGCGGCAGAGCCGGTGAGGGGCGTGCGCGCGATCCTGCACGTGCGCCTGTTCCATCCCGACAACGACCACTACGGCATGAGCCCGATCGAGGCCGCCGCCAAGGCGATCGACATCCACAACGCGGCGGGCGCGTGGAACAAGGCGCTGCTCGACAACGCGGCGCGGCCCTCGGGCGCGCTCGTCTATGCGGCGGCGAGCGGCAACCTGACGGGCGAGCAGTTCGCGCGCCTGCGCCGCGAGTTGGAGGAAGGGTTCCAGGGCGCGCGCAACGCCGGGCGGCCGCTGCTCTTGGAAGGCGGGCTCGACTGGAAGCCGCTGTCGCTGTCGCCGAAGGACATGGATTTCGTGGAGGCCAAGCACGCGGCCGCGCGCGAGATCGCGCTGGCGCTGGGCGTGCCTCCCATGCTGCTCGGCATCCCGGGCGACAACACGTATTCCAACTATCAGGAGGCGCAGCGCGCATTTTGGCGCGGCACGGTGCTGCCGCTCGTGGCGCGTATGACCAAGGCGTTCTCGGGCTGGCTCTCGCCCGCGTATGGCGGGCGCGTCGCGCTCAAAGCCGACCTCGACCAGGTGGAGGGCCTGTCGGCCGAGCGCGAGGCGCTGTGGGCGAGGTTGAACGCGGCGACGTTCCTCACCGTGAACGAGAAGCGCGCCGCGGTGGGCTACACGCCGGTGGACGTCCCCCCGCCGGTGACCACACCTGAAGCGAAGGCGGGCTTCGACCCCAACCAGCCGCGCGTGCCGGAAGGCAACGAGGACGGCGGGCAGTGGACGGACGGCGGCGGTGGTGGCGGTGCGAGCTCGTCCGGCCGCGTGCGCGTGGCGCAGGCTGGAGGCACGGGACGGCCGCGCGGTCCTCAACAATCCGGCGCTAGGCGACAAGTCTACGGAGTAACACAGTCGCGAGAGACCCGGCTCAGCAATGCCGAGGCGAGGCTCGCGGCCGCGCTCGACCGCATCAAAAGGGTTGACCCAGAATGGCAACGACCCCAGAGAGTCCGTAGCGACGGTCCGGTCAATGTCGAACAGCGGATTCGCGGGCTTCTCGACGAGGCGCAAGTCATCGAGGCGCGAATTACGGTTGTCGAGCGCGGCGGGGTGCCGTTGGGATTTACGCGCGAGACGTTCCGGGGCTATGGACGCACAGCGCAGCAAGAGCTCGAAGCCGCCGGACACCGAGATGCGGAGCCAGTTTTGCGGGGAAGTGCAGTCACGGGGTACAAATACGCGACTGGCCAGCGTTTTGACGACGGACGGCGTAGCGACTTGGATTTTGCCATCGTCAGTCAACGGCTGTTTCGCCAAGCGCAGGATATAGGGGTCGAGGTACGAGGACGAACGCGCACGGTTCCGCTCAATGGGGAGGAGCTTAGAAAGCTAAATCTTGAGCCGGTCGTTCGGCAGCTCAGCATGCAGACCAACCGTAAGAACAGTATCGTCATCTACGAGACACGAGAAGCGCTCGAGCAGAAAGGGCCGTTTTTGCCCTTGCCGAGGGACTAGGGAGGTCACATGGTCGTAATATTTGGCGTGAAGACCGAAGATATCGAGCAAGCGCGCGAATGGGTCGAGACGGCCACAGGCCTCGAAGCCGAGGGGCGTGAAAGCTCAGAGCGCGGCGGCGACTACTATCTATTCGCCGCCAGTGAAGATGAGGAGATCTATCTCGTTAGCAACGTCGACATATATGACGGCGAGCCCATCTATACAGAAAGCGATGAGTGGCTAGTTGCCGTTAGCTTGGAAGGGACGACAAAAAAGTCGCCAGTTTTTCGCGGCCTTGAGGCGGCCACAGAACATTTTGTGAAATTGAAAGAGAAGACCTACGAGGAATAGAAAATGCCTCGCGGGAGGGGATAGGGAGACAATGACCTATGTGATGGTCGACGTGGAGGCCGACGGCCCGGCGCCCGGCGACTACTCGATGATCGTGCTCGGCGCCATCATCGTCGAGCCGGCACTCGATCGCACTTTCTACGGCAGACTGAAGCCGGTGTCTGACAAGTGGGTGCCGGAGGCGCTGGCCGTGAGCGGCTATTCGCGCGAGGACGTGCTTCAGTTCGACGACCCGAAAGGCGTCATGGAGGCGCTCGCAGCCTGGCTCGCCGACAACGTCAAGGGCCGGCCGATGTTCGTCAGCGACAACAACGGGTTCGATTGGCAGTTCGTCAACTGGTACTTCTGGCACTTCACCGGGGCCAACCCGTTCGGGCATTCGAGCACCAACCTCGGCTCGCTGTACAAGGGGCTGGTCAAGGACACGTCGCAGAATTTCAAACGGCTGCGCAAGACGCGGCATACGCACAACCCGGTCGACGACGCCAAGGGCAACGCCGAGGCGCTGTTGGCGATGAAGGGAATGGGGCTGAGGATCAAGCTGTAAGCGCCTGTGTGAGGCGAGCTGCTGAGGTCAGTATGAGGGCACTATTGTGCCGCTCCCGCGGGAGCTGAACTAGGATTGGTGAGGGCACTCGGCGGCGCGCGAGATCGCGCTGGCGCTGGGCGTACCGTCAATGCTACTCGATTGCTATTGCAGCTGATCGAGCCCGGTATTGGCCGAATGAAGGATGACCAAGTCCGCTATAAGTTCGAAATCTATTTCGACGGCGTCGTTTGCGAGTTTCGAGTGCGCGGCACCAAGCGCTTTCTGGCCGAGCGGGATTTTCTCGATTGGCTGATCGGGCACCCGCGTCGTGATGGCGAGCCACAGCGGCCCGTGCCGGAGCGCAAGTTCGAACACTACATGCTGACGCGCGAGCAGCTCGAAATGTGCGCCGAGTACAGAAAGAATGTCGCGCGCACCTCGGATTGAGGGGGACACGTGAAGTATCCGTCCGACCTTTCGGAGCTGCAATGGCGCATCCTCGCGGAGTTGGAGGAAGCAGGGATGGATACTATCCCCGCGCTCGCGGCCACGGTTACGGATGTCGAGGGTGTTCCGGTCGATTGGCCGTCGATGAAGACGGCACTCATCGGATTGATCAACTTAGACCAGGTACGCGTCTCTTTGGATAAATCGCACGCCAACCGCATCAGAACGCTAAAGAGCGGTGTGCAGCTCGCCGAGGTTGCAAAGCGCAGCGCCGGGCCGTGGCCGATGTCGAAAGAAGAGTCGCTTGGGCTTATCGACGAGATCGATGCGGCTTTGGCTGCCGATTTCGAATACAAAATGTCTTGGCTTGATATCGTGACGACGGACGCCGGCAATGAGACGTCGGAGCGGATTTTGGACCGGCGTGGCTACCAGTGGTGGAAGCGCCGCTAATAGCGATGCGACCTATGTCGCCGCCTGAGACCTAACGCAAACTTCGGAGACTGACCCATGGTCGAGCCGCAAACGGCCCGGGCAGCGATACCTTGCGCGCCCGCGCACGAGGTGAAGTTCACCTGCCTCGACCTCAAAGCAGTCGAGGTGGACGGCTCCTTCGAGGGCTACGCGAGCCTTTTCAATCGCGAGGACATGAGCCACGACGTGGTGCTGCCCGGCGCCTTCGCCGAGAGCCTGGCGCAGCGCGGGGCCCAGGGCGTCAAGATGCTCTACCAGCACGACGCCAACCAGCCGATCGGCGTGTGGGCCGCGCTCAAGGAGGATAAGCGCGGGCTCTATGCGCAAGGCCGGCTGATGCCGGAGGTGGCGAAGGCGCGCGAGGTGCACGCGCTGATGCGCGCCGGCGCGCTCGACGGGCTTTCGATCGGCTTTCGCACGGTGAAAGGGCGGCGCGACCGCGCGAGCGGAGTGCGCCGGCTCGAGAAGGTCGACCTGTGGGAGATCTCGGTCGTCACCTTTCCGCTGCTGCCGGAGGCGCGCGTTGCCACCATGAAGGGGCGCGCCTTTGCCGGCGCGACCGAACGCGATTTCGAACGCTGGCTCACGCGGGATGCTGGGCTCACGCGCAAAGAGGCGCGCGCTCTGATGAGCGCGGGCTTTTCCGGCCTCAAGGCCCTGCGGGATGCGGGCCGGGCCTCGCCCGAGGCGCAGCTTGCCCGGCAGATCGCCGAGGCGGCGCGCACTCTGAGATACAACCTGTAAGAGGAACACACACATGTCG